CCGGGCCTGCAAGGCTCATGTACCTACCTGTACTTGTTGTATATCTAAGGATTACTCCAAAGATAGGGACGCGGCTCGTGGTATTAAGATGTACCAGATAATCAGTCTGATACAAATACGGAGTCGGGTATATCACCTTGGTTCAAAAACAGGCAACCACTTCTAGTTACCCATCTTCCCCCACCAAGATTCGACAGATTCTCTTCCACTCCCGAACCCGAGCCGGAAGCCGGTTAACGACTTGACGTCGCTTCGCCGACAACTGACCCGGTAAGAGAGCAAAAAGGTCCTCCATCTCCTCGAGATGAGTATAGATCGACACCAGTCCTTGCCAATCTGAAACCTTTAGGTGGGCTAGCTCGACTAGCGCTAACTGCACATCGGCGATCTTTTCGCGCATCGGATCCAGTATAACTGACCGAACCTCTGCTCTCCACCAACGAATGGCTTCTTCATACCCGAACTTCCCTTCTCCCACAGGCTCGTAGGCTTTTAACGCCTTCTTTGCCCGTGTGATCAGTTCGTCGAGCTGATACTTCGTCGTTCGCGACTTCAAGCTTTGAACCCAGGCAGCTATCTGTTGCACCGACGGAGACATAGTCTCACCCTTACGGGTTTGACACATCCACGTCGGCCAATCCGATACTCCAAAAAGAGCACCGGGCACAGAGAGCATTAGCCAAAGGGCTCGGGCTCGCGACGACATCTTTTTCAATGGTTTCCCATCTAATCCAGACGCCGCTTTGAACCCTAACCCTACAAAGACTCCTATGGAGAACAACGATGCCCGAATACCTCTAGCAGCTAAATTCGCCGCAATCTCCGGCACGCTACTTAACGCGAGCCAACCAGGCGCCAATCCTGACAGAGGAAGAGGAGTAATATCCTCTCCATGCCAGAAGAAGCGCTTGGCGAACTCAAACGTCAGCCGTCGTCCGATGATGGACTTGCTACTATTGATACCAACACCGATCCTCTTCATAAAAGCCTGGTACTCGAGGGCAACTTTGCGATGACCAATCACAATGTCATCCCCGAGTAAGGCATATAAATCGAACCAGCCTGCCACGCCTGCACGACGCGCGCAGTATTGCACTATGCAATGGTGTGTGATAGCTAACATCGCCCACGAACTGTAAGCACCCATCGGCTGGCCTACGGCATACTTGATAGCGTACTTCTTGCCCTGTTTCCCTCCTCCGCAAGTTGCGTTGGAAAGAGCAGGACTCAAAGCAAACCATCGTTCCGTCATAAGCCACCTCCAGGCACTCGCAAATCGCAGGTGTGTTAACGCACCCAGAAGATGCTCCTGGAGCGATACAGGTAGTCTATCTGTTGCCGCCGATAAATCAAAAGACCACACTCTTGACAACCCACGTTCCCGCATCACCTTCACTAATTTCTTAGCTGGGGCAACTTGGTCATATAGGCCGTCTTGAGGGATCTTCTTCAGAACCGACTTAAACAGATACAGGTGAAGCGGACGCAACACCCACTGCGTGAAGCTATCTACCATCGCGAAAACTCTCACTTTACCAGGCTCCGCCTTCGTCGCAAGACGGCCCAATAAGGGAGCCGAACCGGAAATCTGCTCACCCACCCCAGCATACGCCACGTAAGTCTTACCGTCGCCTCCTTTCCAGGATTTGCCGGCTGGACCCAAAATGTCCCCATCTTCCGAAGAAGAGAGGTTGTACACTAGAGGGGCAGCATCATTCTTAACAAGGCCCTCCGACCCTGTCAACTGACACATCTCAATGACTTTACGCCAACTCGATGTCAGGACCCGCCAAATGGCGAGATCCACAAAGAACCGCGAACTGTTAAAACAGTTCGACGGATCGTCAGCAGTCCATACCCACGCTGTATTGGGGCCCGATTTCAATAACGGAACCATCACCGCCTTTAAGGTAGGAAAGTAAGTTGACCCTTTCAGGGTCTTCCCTACACTCAAAGGAGCAACCCCTAACCCAATTTCGATTTCAGACTTAAAGGCCCAACAAAAGGCCTTCCAGTCATCCACCAATCTTGAACTAAGAGTCACACCCGGAGTCACGATCGTTTTGATAGAATACTTCCCCCGAAATGGCAGAACTCGATACAAAGTAAAGAGTCCTAACCACAACCGGATGGTACCCTTATCTCCACTCTTGATTCTCCGTCTGTGATGTCCCGGAATCGATCTCGGAATCCCGGATCGAGTTCGAGAGATCGCAGGCCCAAGGTCCTGAGAAGAAGCTAAACGATCCTCCGCCAGATACTTCTCTAATAAGAGTTTCTCCGACTTCAGTCGAATAGCGGCTCCCCGGTATCCCTGAGCCCGCACAATAACAAACACTGTGCGCACGAACACAAACGTGGCTTTAACCCAACCCCGAGACCGCGAGCCTGCGAGAAGTGGAGCAACTATCACTAGTCGCCCCACCAATCGCTTAGCGCTTTTTACAGCGCTAGACCAGATAGAGTGAGCCTCAAGTTTGTTAAACTTTTGGTTCATATCTTCAAAATTGTTATTAAATAGCAATTAGAAGAGAT